CGCATCGTGAGGTCCCTTAAAGAAAGGGTAGAACACATCTTTAACTTCTTTCGCAGTAGCTGGCACACCACGTTTCATTTTCAGATAATTCAATACTGACCGTGTAGATGTTGAGCCTCGCTTGATAAAGGCCACGGGCTTGAAATGTGGAATTCTGTTCGGCTTTTGAATCACGTACTTTGAGTGGCGTTTCGTTCTGCTGGCCATACCACAGCATATCGGCTTTACAGTAAAACGCAACAGGTGTAGAATTGGTCTATGTCAGAACTGTTTTACTTGCAAGATAGACTCTATGGCGACATACCGATTGTCCGAGCGACCAGAGAACCCTGCATTGTTTGTGGACACCCCACGGGTGACTGTACACCCGAGGACCATAGTCCACAGGATATTCACATAGCCTTTTCCACAACCGAATCAGCGACGCTCAAGGACATCACTCTCGTCTATGTTGATGAAGATATTTATGAAGAAAGACAGATTTCCCCTTTCACAACGGCTAAAGTTCTTATTGCGAGAAAGGGACAGCAAGTCACGCTCGAAAGAGCCAGGGAGCTAGGAATCAAAATCAACTAGACGCATGATTTTGTTTTCTCATATAAAATTGTAGACCCATTCAAACCCTACGTAAAGGAAAAACAATGTCTTTGCTTACTCCAGATTTTATTGCTGGCTATTCCAATAAGAAAACTCCTTGGGGTTTTGGTGGTCTAGGAGAAATCGTCTATCTACGTACATATAGTCGCCCAGTAGAGGGAGCAAATCGCAATGAGAATTGGACCGAAACTATCACACGGGCTATCAACGGTGCTGTCGAAATCGGTACGCCTTTTACGCAAGATGAAGTCGAAAAACTATTCGACCACATGTTCCATCTGCGCTGCTCACTCTCCGGCAGAGCACTTTGGCAACTTGGAACGCCGCTGGTCAAGAAGTTCAATGCGACGTCACTGAATAATTGTTACTTCACCAATATCGAAACAATCGAGGATTTCGAACTCCTGTTCGAATACCTTATGCTCGGTGGTGGCGTTGGCTTCTCTGTCGAGCGTTCCAAAATCCACGAACTTCCAAAAGTTAAGCCAGGCGTAATCATCACACACGAACGTTCCAACGATGCAGACATTATCGTTCCTGATTCACGCCAAGGTTGGAAACGTCTTCTGCACTCGGTTTTAAAGTCGTTTTTCGACACGGGTAAGTCTTTTTCGTACTCAACCATCCTTGTCCGTGAATTCGGTGCGCCACTGAAAACATTTGGTGGTACAGCATCTGGTCCAGGCGCACTCATCGAGGGCATCGCCGACATCTGCAAAGTCATGCAAAACAGAGAGGGCAAGAAGCTACGCTCAATCGACGTTCTTGATATCTGCAATATCATCGGTCGTGTCGTGGTTTCAGGGTCATCACGCCGTTCAGCGCAAATAGCAATCGGAGACCCAGACGATGTCCTTTTCCTCCGCGCCAAGAATTGGTCCACGGGTAACGTTCCTGCATATCGTGCGAATTCCAACAACAGCATCTATGCAGATTCCTACGAGGAAATCATGCCAGAACTGTGGAAAGGCTACGACGGTTCAGGCGAGCCATATGGTCTCGTCAATCGCAAGCTCGCGCGCAATTACGGTCGACTTGGAGAACGAATGGTAGATAACACCATTGAGGGCTTCAATCCCTGTGCTGAAATCGGTCTAGCAGATGGCGAATCATGCAATCTCGCAACCATCTTTCTGCCGAATGTTGAGTCTTTGGACCAGTTCATAGAGATATCACAACTCCTCTACAAGGTGCAAAAACAAATAACTCGCCTTGACTACCCTTACCAAAAGACGACAGAGGCAGTACGAAAAAACGCCAGACTCGGTCAAAGCGTCACGGGTATCCTGCAAGTGCCCGCAGAAAAGATTCGCTGGCTTGACCCCGCCTATCAAGCCCTCCGAAAGTTTGACGAAGAGTGGTCAAAGAAAAACTCGTGGCCTACGTCAGTTCGTTTGACCACCGTACAGCCGTCTGGAACACTTGCATTACTGCCTGGCAATACACCGGGCATACACCCAGGATTTGCTCAGTATTACATCCGTCGTGTCCGATTTGGTGCAGCGGACCCCCTGGTTGCAAGCTGTAGAGCTCGCGGGTACAAAGTGCAGTGGGATATTGGGATTGACGGACGAGAAGACCACACCAAGTATGTTGTGGACTTCCCATGCGAGTCACCAGAGGGCGCCGTACTTGCATCTTCCATGAAAGCTGTAGACCAGTTGACTTGGGTTCAGAAGCTGCAAAGCCTATGGGCAGACAATGCTGTATCTGTAACGGTGTATTACCGTAAGGAAGAACTTGAATCCATCAAGCAATGGCTTTCTGTCAACTACGACAAGAACATTAAATCAGTCTCGTTCCTGCTACATAGCGAACACAATTTTCCGTTGCCGCCATATGAGGAAATAACCAAAGAGGAATACGACAAGATGGTCTCAAAGATTGATTTCACTATTCCTCTCGTAGCAACGCCAGGAGAGTTGGACTTGGACGACTGCTCGACTGGAGCTTGCCCAATCAAGTAATTAGGAGTCGGACCTTTCGGTTGCGGCCTCTGCGACGACCTCAGCTGCCTGTTTGACAACGGGCTCTGACTCGACTTCTTTGGTCTTGCGCTTCTTCTTGTCGGGCTCTTCTTTGTTTGAAATCTTTTCGGGTTGTTCTTGCACTTTTTCTTGCGGGTCCACCCATCCAAGAGGCTTGTCAATCTTTCTCATAATTCCTCACTTGCTTTCTGTCTTTTGGATTGATTACAAAATTTACCGTACCCACAATAATACCTGCAAGCTAGCGCATTTAAAATCACCTAACCAGAATGATAACGCCACGGGTGTATTTCCGGTACGATAGATGCCGTGGTCAACCAAGTAACCAGCGATTCACTAACAGACTTCCTAGATTCAGAGAAACACGTTGTTCTGGACTTCTGGGCACCCTGGTGTGGTCCGTGCAGTGTCATGAAACCTCAGTTTGAATCGTTCGGCAAGAAACACGCATCACACTTCAAGACAGGAACTGTCAACATTGATGACTACCCGGAAATCGCCCAAATCTTCAACATCTTCAGCATCCCAACCATTCTTGTACTGAAAGACGGTCAACCAATTAAAACACTTACGGGTGCTCGGGGGGAGAGTCAACTCGAACGAGAGTTAAAAGAGTACATGTCTTGACAGCCACAATGTACTATCTCGGCTTCCTGTTGGGGGTTCTACACGGAGTACTAATCGGAATGCTTATATATAAATATAAGTATTTAAAGGTACCCCATGGACAAGAATCGCATATTGACAAGCGTGCTGCAACTGAAGGCAGCAGAGCTTAATGACGCATTTCTCGACGGCACAGTCGGGTCCAATCTAAAAACATCACGGGCGCACTGGTTGCAGTTTAGACAAAGCAACGGATTCGGTTCGTATGCAAATCTTCTTACGCTCCCGAGCGTTCAGCACAAACTGAAGAAGTCAAAGATATATACGGTTGGCTTAACGATTCAACACGCAGATGTATCTGGGGTTGAGACATGCGCATGGAGGGGGCATTGCACCAGTGTGTGTGTTCTTGACAACGGCAACGGGCGCTACAACAGCGTGCAAAAAGCCAGAAATGTCAAAACGCAGTTCTTGGCACAACAGCCTGAACATTTCCTGCGTATCCTTGGTGCAGAAATCAAAAAGCACTCACGGGAACAAGATGTCGTTCTTGTCAGGCTAAACGTTAATAGCGACCTGCGTTGGTACAACATACTGACATCGTTGGCCAACAACCAGGCAGGGATGGACAACGTTTATGTGTACGACTACACAAAGAACCCAGCGGTGCTTACGGGTAATGGCATGGTTGGCACGAGATACAGGATTGTTTACAGCGTCAACGAAAGCAGCGATATGGACAAAGTAATTTCGTTTATCCAAAATGGCGGAACTGCAGCAATCGTAACCAACAGGCGCAAAACACAAAAGACTTTAGATTCCTACATGGGTATCCCACTCATCGATGGCGACACCTCAGATGACCGATACAACGAAAGTGGTGTGTGGGTTGACTTGGCAGCCAAGGGCAAAGCCAGGACTATGGGCGACGTTGGATTTGTCAGAAATCTTTATTAGCAGCGTCCTAAGCTGTGCTACATCCCGTCGTCGCTTGGAGGGGAAATTGAATAGAAGTAGTTTTCGTTGTCCTCGGTCACCCACTTGTCGGCATCCTCAACCGACCACATGTGATGGTTGAGAATTCTTTGGATTACTGGCTTGCCCAACTTTGTTGTGAATGACGGGTCTTTCAGAATTACTCGATTGTTTGGCTGGATAGCAAAGTTTCCGTCATCAAGTTTTATCAAATGCCCGCATTTGTGTTGTCCTGGATTTTCTGACCATCCGGGATTGGTTGTATTCGGCTCGGGCCAGTGCCAGTCAAACGTCATCAAATAAACGCCCTGATGCTTTTGTTTGTGCCTATCGACATATTCCATTCGCATGCCGCGCAGCGCATGAAAAACTGTTACGGTTATGTACGGGGAAAATGAATTCCACAGAACCTGGTCATGTAAATCGAGTTCTGGCGCGTCTTCTTTCCAGCAAAAAGCATTAATTGGCATTCTCCACCAAATCCCACCATCCTCCATAAGAAAGTGGAACATCGGTACCCTGTCGGCAATTGACCCAACGCCAAATATGCAACAGGGAAACTTTACGTCATGCGAATCTTGTTGGTCTCGCAGGAAGTTTCCACGAACAAGGCATTCGATTGCCGGTATTGACGCGTTCAATTCTGGCACCTTGTAATAATAACAATCTTTGCTGGTTTGGTAGGGCTAGAACCTACAACTCAGTGGTTAATAGTCAGCGTGCGATTTAACAAAGTCCATCAGACGTTCAGCCGTGGTCGTACCGCTGTACACGGGTGAACTCCGCAGATAACGAATGAACTGATACCAGTCTTTTTGCTGCTCAGGGGTATCAAAGACAAGCGTGTATTGCACAATTGCTTGCGACGAAGTGCTTGCCCCAACAGCAGTGCTGCCACGGGTGGCCGCATCAACGGCATCTATATTTGCATTTGCGGTGAACTTCTGTCCACCGTCGTCATCTTCCTCGATATCTACATTATCCGAATTGACTGGGTTTTGTAATACTGGCGCGATATACCCTCGCTGGTCATCATCGTCGTCATCACTGTTTTTATTCTGCCACTCGGTCATGGCAGCCTGCTCAAAGTCGTCCCATTTCAGCTCATCAAGCAATTCAGAATATTGATTGCCCAACTCGGCAATCATGTCGATTACCTGCCCCTGGTCGGTGTTCCCAAGCTCCATGGTTCTGTTGTCAGCAAGGGCAAATGCGATTGCGCGGGCATTATCACCGTCTAAAACCACGGCGGCTATCTTGTCCCAGCCAAGCTTCTTTGCTGCTTGAACTTGATGATTTCCAGCGACAATCGTAAAGGTGCCATCATCGTTGTCCTTGACGACGATTGGCTTTACCTGACCAAATTCTGCGTACGAAGCTGCAATCGCATCGACATCACCTTTACGCGGGTTGTTCTCCAACGGCACCAACACGTCGATAGACATTGCCAACTTCTTGATTGACTGATGTATCATTCCTCAGATTCTAACTCGACCACTTCGGCTTCTACGGGTGCCCCTAACTCCTTGTTGCCATCAAGAATGTTGTCAACATACTCTTTGGTGAGTACTCCGCTATTACCCATCAGCTCAAGGAGCTTACGGGCTTCTGCTTCGGGTGAGAACTGCGATGCGATATCTTTTGCGGCAGCACCAGCAAGCGTTGCTCGAATCGGCGTTGAGCTGGATACATCCATCTGGACATTGATATTGCTTTGCTCCATGCCGAGCAGACGAGAGCGCCTATCAATAATTGACAGCATGGTTTGAACAGCCTTTAGGTCTGGCTCAATCTGTATCTCTGTACCGTCGTCGTTCTTAACTTTCCTGTATTGCGTGAGCGGCCAGACTGATTGCTGTAGGGCATCAAGTCTTTCAAGCTCCATGCGTAGTACTTCCGGGTAGGCGAGCAGTGCTTCTTTGTTTAGCTTCTCGAGCTGCCTGCGAATAGCTACACCTACGGCCGATGTGGTCATGCCGAACCTTCGGGCGATTTCATTACTGGCAACGCCAGCC